TGCACGTCGCCTACGAGGTCACGGTCACCCGCTCCGCGTGAGCCGCAAGTGAGGATTGACACATGAAGCGAACCTACAAGCTCGGAGAGGCAGTCCACGGCACACACGGCGTGCGCTTCGGCCACGTCGTCGAGTTCGCCTTCGACGCCGGCGAGGTCGTGCCGGCGGACGCCGACGAGGCCGCGGTGCTCGAGCACCTCGTGGCCATCGGACAGGCCGAGCTCGTGACCGCCAAGCCGAAGAAGAAGGAGGCGTAACGCCATGGCGCTGCAGATCGGCAAGGACATCATCGGCATCGCGAAGCAGACGGTCAAGGGCACGATCGCCACGAACCCCTACTTCGCCCACGGCCTCGCCGACGGCTCCGGCATCCAGGTGGCGCCCGAGGACAAGGCCGTCGAGCTGACGTCCGCCTACCTCAACCCCTCCGGCCCCTACCGCGCCAAGGCCGAGAACACGGCCGAGGTCAAGACGCTGGCGTGGGAGAAGAGCGTCGGGCTCTACCTGCTGGCCGCCCTCGGGAGCTGCTCGACGGCGGGCTCGAGCCCCTACACCCACACCATCACGCTCGGCAGCTCGCTGCTCTACTTCACCATCTTCGAGAAGAAGGGCGACGACGCCATCCTCGCCATCAAGGACTGCAAGCTCGACGAGCTGTCGTTCGAGTGGGAGGGCAACGAGCCGGTCGTGATGGCGGCCAAGTTCAAGGGCGGCGCGCACTCCTACCCCGCCACCTTCACCCCCACGGTGAACGAGTACGACGGCTCCACCTTCGTGACGCCGGTCGGCGGCACCTTCCAGTACGACGTCGACAGTTCCACCCCGGTGACGGCCGACGTGCTCGGCGGCAAGGTGACGATCAAGCGCGCGGCCGACCCGAAGTTCTACTCCGGCGCCCTCGAGGCGGGCGACGTCTGGGAGGGCGCTTGCGAGGTCGAGGCGATGCTCAAGGTCAACCCGACCGACACGACCCTCTGGCGCACTCTCGTGACGGGCGCGGCTGCCGGCACGGCCATCGGCTCGACGCCGACCATGGGCTCCTTCCTCGTCAAGTTCATGAACGGCACGGACTACCTCCAGCTCTCGGCCAGCTCGGTCAACTTCCTCTGCGATCTGCCGCCCGCCGGGCCCGCCGGTGGCGCCGCCGAGTCCGAGCTCTCCGGCCTCTGCTACCGGGCCGCCACCGCGACACCCATCACGGCCACCGTGTACAACACGCAGGCGACGTACTGATGGGCGAGCGCAAGACGAGACAGCTCCGGCTGCACTACTACGACGAAGAGCGGTCGCCCGACGTCGTGGCGGTCGGCGGCTGGGAGATCGTGCAGATGGAGCGCAAGTACCGCGACCTCGACCTCACCGACCCGACCCTCGTCGAGCCGACCTACTACCTCGCGTTCCTCGGAGCGAAGCGCGGCGGGCTCGTGCCGGCCGACCAGAGCTTCGAGCAGTGGGGCGCCACTGTCGCCCTGCCCGAGGAGGTCGAGGAGCCGGGGGAATCTCAAGCGCCGCCCGCGACATAGCTGAGGCGGCGCTCGTGGCCGGTTTCGGCATAGACCTCGCCACCTGCGACCCGGAGATCCGCGAGGCGTTCTTCGAGGCGCTCACGCGACAGGACGCGGCCGACCGCCACGCGGCCCGCATGGCGAAGCTGCGGGCGATGAGGTCCTGAAGATGCCGAAGACGACGATCGACAGGAGCGGCATCCTCGGCTACGAGGTGGTCGTCGACGGCCTCGATGTCGTGCGGAACGCCCTCGAGACGACCTCCCCGAAGGTCAGGCGCAAGCTCGACGCTCAGATGAAGGAGACCGTCGCGACGGTCGCCGGCGCCGCCGCCCGTCAGGTCGACAGCCGCACCGGCACGACGGCCGCGGGCTACAAGGTCTCGCGCCGCGAGGACCGCTACAAGATCCAGAACAGGACGCGCGGCGCGGCCATCCTCGAGTTCGCCGCCATCCCGCACTGCCCCCAGGGTGCCTCGCTCGTCGGCACTCTGAGCGAGAAGTACGGCCAGCCGGGCCGCATCCTGTGGGACTCGTGGGACGCGATGGCGCCGTTCGTCGTCGACCGCATCACGCAGCTCGTCGAGGACGCACGCCTCGAGCTCGACCAGGCGCTGGGGTAGGCCGTGGCGGTCGTTCTCAACATCATCTCCTCGTTCAACGACGCGGGCGTGAAGAAGGCGCAGCGCCGGCTCGCGCAGTTCGGCTCGACCGCCAAGGGCTTCCACGGCTCGATGGCGGCCGACATGGTGCGCGCCGGCGCCTCCATGCAGAGTGTCGGCGACCGTGCCGTCTCGACCGGCCGCTCCATGACGATGGGCCTCTCGCTGCCGATCGCCGGCATCGGCGCGCTCGCCTGGCGGGCGGGCTCGGAGTACGACGCCTCCATGCGGCAGGTACAGGCGGCCTCCGACGCCAGCGCCCGGCAGATGGCGCAGCTCGGCCGCATGGCCGAGCAGATGGGCTACTCGACGATGTTCTCGGCACAGGACGCCTCGGCCGCCATGCTGGAGCTCGCGAAGAGCGGTATCACGCCGGCGCAGATGAAAGCGGGCGCGCTCCGCACCACCATGCAGCTCGCCGCCGCCGGCGGCCTCGAACTGGGCTCGGCCGCCGAGTCGGTCGCCAACACGCTCAACATGTTCGGCCTCAAGGCGAAGGAGGCCGACCAGGTCGCGAACGCGCTCGCCGGCGGCGCCAACGCCTCGAGCGCCTCGGTCGATTCGCTCCGGCAGGCGCTCGCACAGGTGGGGCCCGGGGCCCGCAACGCCGGTCTCGACCTGCAGACCACGACCGGCATCCTCGCCGCCTTCGCGAACAAGGGCATCCAGGGCTCGGACGCCGGCACATCGCTGAAGACGATGCTGCAGCGCCTCATTCCCTCGACCGACAAGGCGCGTCAGGCCATGAAGAAGTACGGGCTCGACTTCACGGACGCGCAGGGGCGTGTGCTGCCGATGGCGCAGGTCGCGCAGCAGCTCAAGGAGAAGCTCGGCGGCCTCACGCAGGAGCAGCGCAACGCAGCGCTCACGACCATCTTCGGCTCGGACGCGACCCGCGCCGCGACGGTTCTCATGCAGGAGGGCAGCAAGGGGATCCGCGAGTACGTCAAGGCCACGAGCGACCGCAGGGCCGCCTCCAAGATGGCGGCCGCCCAGGAGAAGTCCGACACCGGCCAGACGAAACAGGCGATCGCGGCGTTGAAGACGGCTGCCGTCGACGTGCAGCGCGCCATGGCGCCCATGGTGCGCGACGTCGCGAGGGGCATCGGCAGCATCGCGAAGCGGTTCGGCGAACTCTCGCCGCACACGCAGAAGCTCATCCTTGGCTTCGCCGCTGGCGCGGCCGCCGCCGGGCCGCTGCTCATGGTATTCGGCAAGGTCGTGAAGCTCGGCGGCGGTGTGCTGAAGGTGGCCGGCAACATCGGCCTCGCCTTCGGCAAGAACGCCGCGGCCGCGCCCGGCTACGCCCGCGGCATCGCGAGCATCACGAAGCACGTCGCGAGCGGCGTCACGTGGCTCGGACGGCAGGCTGTCGCCCTCACGGTCTCGGCGGCGCGCTTCGTCGCCCACGCGGCCGCCACCATCGCGCACACGACGGCCTCCATCGCGGCCAACGTGGCGACGAAGGCATGGGCCGCCGGCCAGTGGCTCCTCAACGCCGCCCTCACGGCCAACCCGATCGGCCTCGTCGTCGTCGCGATCGGCGCGCTCGTCGCCGGCCTCGTCATCGCCTACCAGAAGTCGGAGACGTTCCGTAACATCGTGAACAAGGCGTGGGCCGCCATCAAGACGGCCGCCGTCGCGGTCTTCGGCTTCCTCGCCAACTACATCAAGGCGTGGGTCGCGACCGTGCGCGCGGTCCTCGGCGGCATCGCGGCCGTGGCGTCGTGGGTCGTGGGTCGCTTCACCTCCATCAAGGAGGGCGCGGTCAAGGCATTCAAGGCCGTGGTCGAGTGGGCGCGCGGCGTCCCCGGCCGCATCAAGGACGCGGTCGGGAACCTCGGCCGCACCCTCTACTCAGCGGGCGCCGACCTGTTGCGCGGGCTGTGGGACGGCATGCAGTCCATCGCCGGCTGGCTCCGCGACAAGGTGCTCAACTTCTTCTCCGACCTGCTGCCCGGCTGGGCAAAGAAGGCGCTCGGCATCGGGAGCCCGTCCAAGGTCTTCGCCCAGATCGGGCGCTTCTCCGCCGAGGGCCTCGTTCAGGGCCTCGACGCCTCGGCCCGCATGGTGGCCGAAGCCTCGGCCCGCCTCGCCTCCGCCGCCACCATGGGCGTCTCGCAGCCGAGCCTCGGCATCGCCTTCGCGGGTACGTCCGGTGGCGGCGGCGGCGGCACGGTCGTGAACGTCGGCGGCATCCACGTCTCAGTCAACGGCTCCGGCCTCTCCGAGCCTCAGCTCGCGTCGGCCGTCCGCAGCGGCGTCGAGCCCGCGCTGGAGCGTCTGGCGCGCGAGATACGAGCCCTGTGAGGTAGCGATGCCGGTCTACACGACAGAGCCGACGAGCGTCATTCAGGACTACCTGACGCCGACCGGGACCACGAGCGAGATCACGGCGCTGACCGATGCCTCGGACACGACGTACTGCAAGCAGAACCACGCGAGCCTCCCGTCGGTCCTCGGCTACTCGCAGCAGACCATCGGCGCCGGTGAGCGCATCGTGTCCGTCTGCCCCTACGCTCGCGTCGAGGGCGGCTCCAGCGTCAAGCTCTGTCACGTTCTCGGGCTGCCGAACTACGTGAACGGCGCGGTGCTGTCGGTAGCCTCGAGCGCGACCAAGGCCGACTACGAGCTTGAGGCCCACGAGGGCCAGCTCCTCAACCCCTCGACCGGCGGCGAGTGGTCCGTCGATGAGGTCGACCATGCGTCGGCGTGGCGCGATTTCTCTGGCGTCTCGACAGCGGCGACGCTCTACGAGCACGGCCTCTACCTCTACGCCTACGAAGCCGCCACCGTCGCGAACCCGTCGGCCCCGACCGGCACCATCACGACCACGCAGCAGCCGACCTGCACCGCCACCGTGTCGTCCATCGTCGAGAGCTGGCAGGTGCCCTCGGGCGAGCCGTCCTTCTACTGCGACGTCGACATCGAGTGGAGCATCTACGCGGGCTCCCTCACCGCGCCCTCCGGCACGGCGCTCCAGACGTGGGAGACCCGCGAGACCATCGACACCTACGGCGACGGCGTCACGCCGACGACGCTGGCCTGCTCGACGACGCCCCCGGCAGCGCTGCAGAACGGCAGCTACACCCTCTTCGCCCGCGTCTCGCGCACGCACCCGAGCGGCGTCGATGCGTGGAGCGCCTACGGATACAAGCAGTTCGCCGTCAGCCTCACGCTGCCGACGGCCCCGACCGTCGCGGTCGCGGTCGACAACACGAATCAGCGCATGGGCGTCACGGTCACGGCCCCGACGACTACCGGCTACACCGCCGGCACCTACACCGTCTCGGTCGAGCGCGAGGTCGAGACCGACGTGTGGGCGCCGGTGCGCGGCATGACGGACGTCGCGCTGACCGAGGACGCGGCCACGCTCATCGGCTACGACTACGAGGCCGACCGCGGAGTGACGAACACCTACCGCGCCTGCGTCACCGCCTACCACACGTCGATCGGCGCGGACATGACGGGCGCGTGGACGGAGGACACGGAGACCGGCCCGACCGTCAGCGGCTGGAACCTGAAGGCCGTCGAGGACGCAGGCCTCAACTGGATCGGCGCCGGTGTGCTGACCGAGCCGTCCGAGTCCGGGCAGCGCCAGAGCGCCGTCTTCTCACCGCTCTATCGTGACCTGCCGGTCGTGGTCTCCGGCGTCACCGGCGGATTCGGCGGCGGATTCACCGTGCTGGCCTCAGGAACCACGGAGGTCGCGACCCTCGAAGCCCTCGCCGACTACACCGGCCTCGTGCTCTTGGAGACCGCATTCGGCGACGCGCGCTACATCCGCCCGACGTCGTGGTCCTGGACGCGCTCCGGCACCGCTGCCGCGCCACGTCGCACGGCGGCTGTCGAGTACGTCGAAGTCGATTCAGGACTGGAGTAGACATGGCCCGCATCCTCCCCAACCCCATCCTCCACCTGAACGCCGCCCGCGCCGCCGGAGGCACCGGCGCAGGCTCCAACACCGTGCCGACCTCGGAGTGGTACGACCTCTCGGGCAACGGAAATCACGGCGCCCTGACCGGCTTCGACTACGAACCCGGCAACCGGCCGCGCACCAACGTCGAGACCGACAAGGCGCTCTGGCACGACCTCTCGGGGAACGGGAACGACGGGACGCTGACGGGCTTCAGCGCGTGGGACGGCGTGACGGACGGGTGGGCGACGGGACCGGACCGGCTGGTGTTCGCGGGCGACGATGACTGCTGCAACTGCGGCGACGTGGGCGCTGCTGAAGATGCCCTCTTCGCCTGCGAGGTGTGGTTCACGACCACATCGTCAGGCGTCAACATCGTCCTCGCAGCCGAGGGGAACACGGCCAGCAGCACGCCGTTCTGGGATCTCTTCATGACGACCGCCGCGCTACTGCAGTTCAATGTCCGCAACGATGCCAACGTCATTTCCTCGGCGACAGTCCCCGGACTCGTCAACGACGGCGCTCTGCACCACGCCTGCGCGATTAGGGCTGGCGACGGGAAACTCTACATTTATCGTGACGGGTCGAACGCTGGTGGATACAATCCGGCGGCACCGGCGCTGCCCCTGAGCCTGAACACGGCCGACATCGGCGTGCTGCGCCGTGACGCGGTCTCGGGCTACTTCGCCGGCAGCATCCTGAGGGCGCGCATGTATAGGGGCTACGCGCCATCGGCCGCCGAGGTCGCCCAGAACTACGCCGCCGGTCCCACCGGCACCGACTACGTCCGCGACGGCCTCGTGCTCGACCTGAACGCCGCCCGCGCCGTCCGTCCCTCCGGCTGGGTCGAGCTGTGACCTACGCGCTCTACTTCGACGGCGTCGAGGACTACGTCCCCCTCGGCGACCTCGGCCTCTTCGAGGACAAGACCGCCGCCGTCCTCGGCTGGCTCTACGTGCCCGACGTCGAGGGCACGCACGTCGTGTTCAGCGAGTACGACTCGGCCGGTGCCGACTACGTGACGCTCGGCCTCGACGGCGACGCCCTCACGGCCGAGGCGCACGACGGCACCAACACGACGACCCTCTCGGGCGGCACCCTCACGGTCTACACCTGGCACCACGTCGCGCTCGTGGCCGACGGGACCGACCTGTTGCTCTACCTCGACGGCGCGGAGGTCGACTCCGCGACGCTGCCCGCCGGGACGCTGACGCTCGACACGGCGGTGTTGGGGAAGGGGGAGAGCGGCGACTACCTGTTCGGGGCGCTCGCCGACGTCAGGCTCTACGTGGCGGGGCCCGACGCCGACGCGGTGGCGGACGACTACGCCTATGGGATCCCGCTGCCGGACCTCGACCTTGCGCTCTGGCCGACCACCATCGACGAGCTGGTCACGCAGCCCGCGCAGACGGTCGTCGTCACCTGCGCTGCCTACCTGTCCGGTACCGAGGTCGCGACCCTCGACGTCACGGGCGGCTCCGTCACGGCCGACGCGCGCCGCTCGCAGCTGCGCAACGGCTCCGTCGAGCTGGCGCCCTCGGCCGACATGACGCTCGCCGAGGCGTACGACCTGCTGGCGACCCCCGGCCTCGAGCTGGCGATCGCACGCGGCTTTCGCCTGCCGGACGGCTCCGAGGTCACGGCCGCGCTCGGACGCTTCATCGTCGACGAGGTGTCGTACGAGACGAGCGCCGCGGGGGAGCAGCTCGCCGCCACCCTCTCGGACCTCTCGGCGCGCATCGCCAGGGCACGGTGGACTGACCCCTACCAAGTCGCGTCCGGCACGGCCCTCGCCGACGCGCTGAACGCCATCCTGGCCGACCGCTGGCCGGACGTTGAGACCACCATCACGTCGTCCAACTGCCCCGACACCATGACGGCCGGCTGCGTCTTCGAGGCGGGCGCCGAGTCCGACCCGTGGGCCGACGCCCGCGCGCTCGCGACGGCCTACGGGTACGCGCTCTACTTCGACACCGAAGGCCGCGCCGCCGTCGAGGTGGTGCCCGATCCCGCCTCCGTCACGGCGCGCTTCACCTTCGCCCGGGGCACGACTGCCATCGTGACCGACGAGAACCGGGCCGTCCCGATGGAGCGCATCCGCAACGGCGTCATCGCGAGCGGCGAGGGGACGGAGCTCGACGTGCCGGTGCGCGGCGAGGCGTGGGACGACGACCCCGCGAGCCCGACCTACTACCTNGGCGCGTTCCGCAAGGTGCCGCGCTTCTATAGCTCCCCNCTNCTNACGACGGACGCCATGTGCGAGACGGCCGCGACGACGCTCCTGCNCTCCATGCTGGGCNGNNNCGAGACGCTCTCNTGGCAGCACGTCGTNCACCCNGGCCTCGAGCCGCTCGACGTCGTGGCGCTCGAGGACGCGGNCGGGACGCTCAGAAACTANATCCTCGACGCCCTCACCATCCCGCTCGACGTGCAGACGGCCATGAGCGCCAAGGCNCGCGACACGCTGGTGGAGGACTGACGTGGACATGCACGAGATCGCCGAGCTGGTGTCGGGCCAGCGCTCGCCGCTCAGGCTNCGTCAGGCCGAGGTCGTCTCCGTCGCCGCCGACGGCTCGCTGACCCTCACCATCGCGGGCTCGACGACCGAAGTCTCGGGCGTCAAGGCGCTGGCGCACGTCTGCCCACTGGTCGGCTCCGGCGTGTGGCTCGCGACCGACGGGCTCGACCTCATGGCGATCGGCACCGTGACGCCGGTCGGGCCGGCCTTCTGCGCGGTCCGGCGGCCGACCGCGCAGAGCATCGCGGACGCGACCGACACGACGGTGAACTTCACGTCCTCGGCCACCATCGAGGCCGACACGCACGGCATGTTCGCGACCGGCTCACCGAGTCAGCTCACGGTGCGGGTGCCCGGCGTCTACCTCATCGAGGGCTACGTCTACTGGGCGACCGACGTCGACGGCACGCGGCTCCTGTGGCTCGAGGTCGGCGGCGCCATCGTGGCCGCCACCCGTACCCCGGTCACGTCGACGTGGTACTACCAACAGGTCTCGGCCACCGTCGAGCTGGCGGCCGGCGCGGTCGTCACGCTCCGCGTCCGCCACAACGCGGGCAACGCGCTGGACCTGAACACCGGCAACGGAGCACCGCGCCTCGCCGCCACCTGGCTCCGGCCGGTGACGACATGAGCGACGAACCCGAGAACGGCCGCGCGACCATCCGCGAGGTCTACGCCCTCGTCGGCGAGCTGCGCGCCGACATCGCGGCCGTCGACGCCAAGGTGGACGCGCTGCAGGCACAGGAGACCCGGCTCGCCGTCATCGAGCGCCTCTGCGCCGAGCGGCCCCGGCTCTGCGCGCTGCAGGCCGCCGAGGCGAACCGCACCGCGGCCGAGACGCGCACCGATCAGGGCTGGACGCGACTGCAGCGCTACGGGTGGGTCATCGCCACCGTCGTCGCCGTCGTGAGCGCGGTCATCGGCTGGACGCACTGACGCTGAATCTGCACGTAGAGCAGCCCCCGAGAAATCGCGAAACTTTCTGGCGTGACTATCTGCGGGGACTGGACGTCAAAGGAGATCGCGCTGCTCAGGGAGCACTCGTCTGAGGGTGCCGCCGCCTGTGCGCGCGTCCTCGGCCGCAGTGTCGGCTCAGTCAAGATGGCGGCCCATCGCCAGCGTATCTCTCTCCGTCGCCCGAAGTGCCGCGCCGGCCGCCTGCTCGGCCAGCAGAAGAACGTCTCACTCAGGCGCGAGGTCCGCGAGACGCTGGTACACGGCCGTCGTGACGAGCTGGTAGCGGAGCGCATGAGGCTAGACGCCGAGGCCGAGCTTTGTCCGGCGTGCGGGCGGCGGCCGCAGCGCACAAGCTCAGGTTTTTGCACCGCATGCGCAACCGAACGGATGGTCACGCTCTATGAGGAGATCACCGCCGACGCGGAGCAAATGCGGCGCCTGTGGGCCGCCCGCCAACGCAGACGGAGCCTGCTTGACCAAATGGACGCCGAGGCCGGCCGATGACTACCACGCTCAAGCGGTGCAAGACATGCGGCAGGTGGTTACCTGCGGACGCAGAGCATTTCACGCGGACCAAGCGCTGCCGCAGCGGAGTCTGCTCCCCATGCCGCGATTGTGCTCACGTCTACAACCATGCTTGGTACTACGCCCACCGAGCTGAGATCAGCGCGAAAGCCCGTGAGCGCCGCGCACAACAGCCGCCGAAGCCTCGGCCACCGCGCCAGCCGAAGGTTAGGCCGCGGCGCCCACTGAGTGCCGAGCAGCAACGATTGATTCAACTGCGAGTGGCTGGACTCAAGGAATGTTCGAGATGTCACGTGGCTAAGCCGGCGACAACAGCCCACTTCCACCAGAGCAAACAGCATGCGGCTGGGCTCCACCCGGCGTGTAAGGAGTGTCGCGCCGCAGACCGGCGCGAGCGCCTCCGCGCCGACCCAACGATTGGGGATAGAGAGCGAGCGCGGCGGCGCCGTGATCGGGAGGAGAACCCGGACAAGTATCGCGAGCGCTGGCGTCAATGGGTGGCCGAACATCGCGAGGAGCACAACGCACGTGCTCGTGCCTACCATCGTGCGCATCCTGATGTCGCTCGCGCCGCCAACCGCAACCGCAAGGCGCGGAAGAAGAACGCCAAGGGTCGTCATACGGCGGCCGACATCGACCGGCAGCGCCGCCGCCAGCATGATCGCTGCTATTGGTGCGGTGAACCACTCGGGCGCAACCCCCACGTAGACCACGTCACCCCGCTTGTTCAAGGCGGCACCAACACCCCTGACAACCTCGTCATCGCCTGCGCGTCCTGCAACCTCTCGAAGCGAGAGAAGCTGCCGCACGAGTGGGCGAGCGCTCCAGTCCTGAGGCTCTGCTGATGAGCCGCTTCGCCCGCCCCTGTCCGACTTGCGGCGCCCGCATCCCGCCGGGCGGCGTCTGTCCGCGCTGTGGTGACCACCGCCGCCCGTCGAGCTGTCGCGAGTGTGGCGCGCGCACCAACGGCGGGCCCTACTGCCGCCTGCACGAGAACCTGGCCGAAGTCGAGCGCGTCGCGCGCCAGCCCTGGCGCATGGCCTACCGCGACCCGACCTACCACAAGCACAAGGCGCAACGGTACAAGCTCGCCGAGGGCCGCTGCGAGGCGTGCGGCATCTTGGTAGCGAAGGGTGCGTGGGAATGTCACCACGTCGTCGCGCTCGCCGACGGCGGCACCAACGAACTCGAGAACCTGCGCGTCCTCTGCACCCTCGCGCGCTTCGGCGCACCCAACGGCTGTCACGGCATCGCGACGGCCGCGAGACGGCGCGAGCGTGGTCGAGCGTGACTGAGGCCGCACCATCAAGCGTGACACGAGGAGGGACCGTGAAGATCATCGCGCACAACTGGAAGTGGGCGTATCCGCTCTCTCGCCGCGAGGGCAAGCCCGAGTACGTCAACTGGCACCATGCGGCGGCGAAGCACCTGACGCCCGCGGCCCTGCACCGCATCCACCTCGGCCTCGGCTGGTGCGGGTTCGCCTACAACCTCTACATCCGCAAGAACGGCAGGGTCCACCGCGGCCGCCCGCTCCAGTTCTGCGGCGGCGGCGCGATCGGCCACTGGGCCGACGTCGGCGTCTGTCTCGAGGGCAACTATGACGTCGAAGAGGAGATGCCCGAGAAGCAGCTCCGGGCCGCGCAAGAGGTCAAGGACTGGCTCGCCGAGCGCTACCCCGGCATCGGCCACCGCGGCCACCGGCAGGTGCCGGGCAATCAGACGGCCTGTCCGGGCAAGCACTTCCCGGTCAAGGCCATCATGGCTGGCGTCCCCGACGAGGTGAAGCCGATCAAGCTGACGGCGAAGCACCTCGTCATCCCGCACACGCGCGGCGTCAAGGCCGGCTGGTGCAACGTCGGATTCCGGCCCTGGCTCAAGCGTCTCCGTCGTGAGGGCCACGGCAAGCGCATCGTCATCAAGGCCGAGCGCATCACGATCCCAGTGCCGGAGAAGCTGCCGCCGTGGTGGGACGAGATGCTGGCATGGCGCGCCGCGAAGCGCGTCGTCGTCACCAAGACCCGCAAGCGCGTCCCCATGAGCTGGCTCAGCCGGCGCAAACCGTAAAGGAGAGAGACAGATGCCAGACGCACCATTCAAGCACTGTGCGAGCTGCGGCAAGGCCAAGGGCTTCCGCGACCTGCCCGCCGGCTACGCACAGAAGCGTTGGCCGGGCGCGGTCTGGGAAGACGATCCCGAGCGCCTCCTGACGCAGTGCAGGGCGTGCGGGGCGACCTTCCCCCTCGCGTCCATCGACGAGTCCGTGAGGGAGGCCCCCGATGGCGTATGACCCCAAGCTCTCCTGGAAGGGCGTCGAGCGCCAGATGAACGGTTTCGGCGGCAACACCGCCGACACGACGATCAACTCCGGCTATCTGCGGATCTACGACAACACGTCCACCGTCCCGACCAACGCCGACGACTCGAACGGCACCAACGTGCTGCTCGCCGAGCTGACCCTGAACGCCGACGCCTTCGGTGCCTGCGCGGTCGGCACCGGCGTGCTCACGGCGGGAGCCATCACGGCGGACTCCTCGGCCAACGCCGCCGGGACCGCCTCGTATGGCCGCTACTACCTCTCCGACGGCACGACCTGCGTCTTCCAGGGCCTGTGCGGTACCTCGGCGTCCGACTTCATCCTCAACAGCCTCACGATCGCCCTCGGCGCCAACGTCTCCTGCTCGGCCGCGACCCTCACCGGCGCCCGCGAGTAACAGAGAGACGGCCGTCGTGACCGTCTCACAGACAGCGGAGCGGCCGTGGCGCTGACCGCGACAGCACGTGGTACTGGCGCCGCCGCCGCCGCCACGACCATCAACATCACGCCCGCGACGAACATCGCGGCGGGGTCGCTGGCCGTCGTCACGCTCGCCTACGACAACTCGGCCAGCGGCGGCTCCGACCCCTACTCGTCGATCTCTGGCGGCCCGAGCGGCGGCACCGCGACGCTCCGTCAGTCGCGCCTCTACGACCCCGGCACGCCGAGCCAGGGCCTTGTCGTCCGCACGTGGACCATCACCTGCCCGAGCGGCTGGAACAACGGCACGAACTTCACGGTCAGCCTCTCGAGCTCCGCCGTTCATGCGTGGGCGATATGTGAGATAGTCCCCGGCTCGGGCTATGAGGCCGGCTACTCGAACGGGGCCATCAACACGGGCTCCGCGTCGTCCGCGCCGACCATCACCTCGGCCTCGCTCACCTCGGGCGACTGCATCGTCGGCTTCGGCGGGGCTGAGTATTCGAACACCTGGGTCGGCGACTCCGACACCTCGAACGGCTCGTGGTCGAGCGCCCAGACGGCGGGCTACGGCACGACGACCGCCGGCCAGAGCGTCATCCACCAGTGCAAGGTCGTCACCGGCACCGCGACGCAGACCTTCAACCCGACCCTGACCTCGGCCGACCAGATCATCGGCTGGGTCAGCCTGCGCGAGGCGGCGGCCGCACGGACCATGACAGCGGCCTCCACGCTGACCGGCGTGGTGTCGGCCGAGGCATCGCTCACGAACACGGCTCCCGCCGCCGTCACGATGACCGCGGCCAGCACCCTGACGGGGGTCGTCGCCGCCGAGGCGACGCTCACCAACACCCCGCCCGCCGGCGACACCACAATGACGGCAGCGAGCACCCTGACCGGCACCGTCTCGGCGAGCGCCGACCTGACGAACACGCCGCCCGCTGTCACGGTCGCCGCCGCCTCGACACTGAGCGGCGTGGTGTCCGCCGAGGCGACACTCGTCAACACGCCGCCGGCCGTGACCCTGACCGCCGCCTCGACGCTCACGGGCGTGCTCGCCGCGGCCGCGAGTCTCACCAACACACCGCCGGCGGTCACGATCGAAGCGGCCAGCACCCTCACCGGCATCGTCTCGGCCGCCGCTTCGCTCACCAACACGCCGCCGGCCGCCGTCACGATGACGGCCGCGAGCACGCTGACCGGCATCGTCTCGGCCTCGGCATCATTGACGAACACCCCACCGGCCGCCGTCACCATGACCGCCGGCTCGACGTTGACCGGCACAGTCTCGGCCTCAGCCGACCTCACCGTGTCGGCTGCCGGCAGCACCACGATCACCGCCGCCTCGACCCTCACGGGCACCGTCTCGGCTGCGGCGACGATCACCAACACCGCACCCTCGGCCGTGACGCTCGCTGCCGCCTCGACGCTCAGCGGCGTGGTGTCGGCGAGTGCGAGTCTGACCACTGCGGCGCCCTCGGCCGTGACGATGACCGGAGCGTCGACGCTCACGGGCGTCGTCGCGGCGAGCGCCAGCATCACGACCGGGACCACGGGGCCGGTGACGATCGCGGCGGCGAGCACGCTGACCGGCACACTTTCGGCCACGGCGACGCTCTCCGTGAGCTACGACGCCCTCTACTTCGACGGCATCGACGACAGCGTGGCGCTTGGTGACCTCGGGCTCGTGGAGGACGGAGCGTTCGCCTTCGAGGCCGTGCTGCGGATGCCTGAGGCGGCGCCGTCCGTCGACCGCTATCTCTTCGCCGAGTACGGCGCGACGGCTCGCGTCGGCATCGCCCTGCTGGCGGCCGACGCCGGCAAGCTCAGGTTCGTCTTCCGTGACGACGCCGGCGGCACCTGCGACATCCTCTCACCGGCGAGCGTCTGCGACGGCTCCGACCACTACCTCGCGGTCGAGGCGGGCGGCGGCTACGGCAGGCTCTACCTCGACGGCGTGCTCGTCACAGGCCCGGTCGCGCTTCCGGCCGGCACCGTCTCGACCACGGCCGCGACGCTCGGCAGCCGGGGCGCGGCCGACTACTGGTACGGAGGCGTCTACGTGGCCCGCGCCTACCCCGACCCGCTCGGCGCGGCGGCCATCGCGGCGCAGTACGACGCCTGGCTCGAATGGTGTGAGTACGCCGCCAACGTCGACCTCATCGCCACCCTCTGCGCGAGCGGCTGGCGGACGCGGCTGCATCCCGAGGGCTTCAAAGCCACGACCGCGGCCGAGGGCTGGCGGGCGCGGCTCACACGCGAGGGCTGGAAGGCCACGACCGCGGCCGAGGGCTGGCGGGCGACGACAAGGAGATCATGATGGCGAACGCAGAGTACTACCTCGGCAGCACCCGCTACGTCGTGGTGGAGCTGGAGCGCACGGCGCTCTCGGACGACTTCACCCCGGCAAACTGGGACTACGAGCTGGCGCTCGAGCCGATGGGAAACGACTTCGACGAGACGACCGCCGCGTGGGCCGACGCGGTGTACGAGCTCGCGACCGACGATGCCGGCGAGACGCACCACACGATCAAGGCGTTGCTGCCGAATCTGACGACGGTGGCCGGCCGGTTCCAGCCGTTCTACCGCATGACCTCGACAGCAGGCGAGACCGAGACGCCGCAGTGGGACGAAGCGACGGGGCTCGTGACGGTGAAGTGAGCCGTGGCCCTGCGCACGACCTACCCCTGTGCCCGCTGTCTCCGCCAGGCGCGCTGTGCGTGGCTCCTGCGTGACCTCAGAAACGCCGTCGCCGAGGCCCGGCTGCGCGGCATGCGCGAGGACATGATGCCGGACATCGTGGTCGACTGCGTGCAGCAGTTCGTGCCTGCGTCGCTGGTCAAACCGGGGGACACGGGAGAGGACACGCCATGACCCGCATTCACTATCGGCCCGATATTCACCGCCGCTGCGAATATGGCGTAAACCGTGAATATCTCGTCAAGGACGCGGCCTAGTGGCGGCCCCCAAGTGGGCGCCGGAGAGCCTCGACGTCGTCAAGCACGCGCTCGAGCTGACCGGCGGGATACGGCCGGCCGCCATGCACCTCGGCGTGTCCGACACGACGCTCCGGGCGTGGGCGCGGCGCGAAGGTTTCGACCTCTCGCCGTACCGGATGCCG